TGATCAGCTTGTATTGGTCGAGGCGCACGCTCATGAAGCGTGGCGATACCCCGAACTCCTGGGCGAGCACGTCGGTGATGCCTGCGACCGTTTCCGGATCATTGTCGCCCGAGACGACTGGCCATGCCGGATGCCCGGCGCTCCTGGTCCTCACGATGGCGAGGCGCTCATTGCGAGCGTGGTGCAGAAGCCGGCGGTGAACGGCGAGCGCTGGGGCGAGCAGGGCCCCCATGAACTCGTTGGCACGCCATTCGCAGAAGCAGACCGCCGCGGCGTTCCGGAATGCATTGTCGGCAGCGTCGGCCGACCTGTAGTGCCTGTAGGAGGCGGCCTGGCCTCCGAGCTTCTCAGGGATATCGAACACCACGTGACCCAACTCGTGAGCAGCCGTGCTCAGCATGATGTCGGGCCGGTTGTGGAGAAGGGGGCCGTTGATGCAAACGTTTGCGGTGCCGGCAAGCTCCCCGTCCGTCTCGCACACGCCAAAGACCTCGAGTCCCGCCGCATCGTGGACATGGTGCTGGAAGTCCCAGGCAATCTCGACCGCTCTGCCATTGACGACAATCCCGGGGAACAGCTTCGGCATGTCGGAGGCCTCCAGTGGCTGCTCCGGTTCCTGCGGAAAAACCTGCCGGCGCAGCATGTTGGCAATGAGCCAGAAGCGCGGTGCGTCATCGGCATTCCGGCGGTCGGAGAAGGATGGTGCGTAGGTCAGTGACAGTGTCATGGGGAGCCCTCCCGGCCGGATTGCCTGTTAAGTGTTCACTATATGTTCCGCTCATCAAAAGAGTCCAGAGGGAGATTTCCAGGGCGGGGAATAATTCGGAATTATTCCCCGAATTTCTCGCCAATTCCGCCCCGGAATTATTCCCCGGAAGGCGAAAATCATTGAGAAGTATCTGTTCCTGTTCACGGAATTCCGGGGAGTAAATCGGCACGGGTATTTATTCCCCATTATTCCCCATTCCGCCTCGCTTTCCCCGGAGCGGCAGTGTTCTCCTCGGGGCGTTCGCAACAACGCCACCGACGAGACGCAGAATGCTTCACCACTCCACACCCCTTCCACTGCAGGACCAGACGGCACTCGCCGTTGCCATGAGCGCTGCCAACCGCCGTGCAGGACGTCTTGCGCGGCAGGTTATGGATCCCGCCCGGGACAGCGACGACTATCGCCAGGACATCCTGCTCGATCTTCTCCAGCGCGCACACCGGTTCGACGCGGAGCGCGGCTCCTGGGGCGCCTTCGTCACCGTGGTGACGCGGCATGCGGCACTGACGCTCCTGGCCCGCCACCTGCGCTCTGCCGCAATCGAGAACATCTCAGTCGACGATCTCGCGGATCCCGCCGGTCATGTCGAAACTAGGATGCTGCTTTCGATCGACGTGAAGTCGGCGCGACGGCGCCTGCCACCTTCTCTGTGCGGGATGCTGGACGCGATCGCCGAGGAGGGGAGCGTCACCGGTGCGCAGCGGGCTGGCACCCAACCGGCGGCGTCCTTCTACCGCGCCCTCCGTCAGCTGCGCCTTCGCCTCATCGCGGCAGGTCTCAAACCGTCGACCGTTAACGTGGCCTCGAGCAACTGAGTTCACCCATGCTGAACATTGCACACAGCTCCACCATCTTCCCGCGCAGCCGGGCTCTCGTACTCAGCGACATCATGAACGACGTCGACCTCTGCGTCTGGGTGGCGGACGCAAAGCCAAGCGCGCGGATCGTCTATTACACCGGGCATCTGAGCCGCGACCGTCTCCCCCACAACGACGGTTACTCCGAAGCTGTCCGCTGCAAGATTGGCGAACTTGGCAACGCTGCCTGGATGCTGGGTGATGAGAACTGGGTCCATCTGGTCCAGCGCCGTGTCATAGCAGGTTGCTGGGAGTATATCGCAGTCCGTCGCGCCGACACGCCGAAGCAGAAGCCAGTCTATCGCATCATCCAGTCGCTCGCCGCCAATGTGAAAGGTGAACGTCGCGGAGGCCAGCCAATCACCGGGAATGTGAAAGCCACCGGTCCGCCGGCATGACGTCGCTGATCTAGAGTCCTTCGACCTTCCAATCACCGATCCATCTCAACGGCCGGAGTGCCCTCCGCGCTGAACAGGAAAGAACTGCCCGATGATCCCCTCCGCTCTCATGACGAGGCCCGCAGACGAAGCGCCACCCGCATCTGTCGACGTCATCCCTACCGATCTTCCCAAGCTCACCGTCCAGCAGATCGCCGCTCTGCCCGCACCCGAACTCGCCCACCTGCAGAAAGACGCTCAAGCCGGCCTCCAGAAGGCCAAGGCACTCGTAGCCTGGCTCGATGGCGCGCTCTCCCTTCGCTACCGCGACCGTGCTCGCCAGGCACGCGCTCAAGCCGAGAAGGACAGCGGAACCATCCGCTTCGAGGACAACGGCGTCACGGTCGTTGCCGACCTCGCCAAGAAGGTCGAGTGGGACCAGCACGAACTCGCGGAGCTCATCGAACGCATCAAGGCCGATGGTGAGAACCCCCGCGACTATGTCGAGGTGAGCCTTCGCGTCTCCGAGCGCAAGTACACCGCCTGGCCCTCCCACATCCGCAAGGCCTTCGAACCGGCGCGCACCGTGCGCGCGGGCAAGGAGAGCTTTGAACTTATTGCTGGAACTGACGCGTGATGCCGTCGGCCTCGAACCAGCACCGGTTCAACTTTGGGTTCTCCAACGTTGAACGCTCGCCGATCGCCTTTCCCCAACCGTTCACCCTTGAAGGAACACCCTGATGGCCATTTCCCTTGCCTCGCTGCGACGGTCGAGCACCCTGCAGCCCCCACGGATCCTGATGCACGGCGTTGCTGGCGTCGGAAAATCCACCTTCGCCGCCAAGGCCGACTCCCCCGTCTTCGTCATGACGGAAGATGGTCTCGGCAAGCTCGAGGTGCCGCATTTTCCGCTGGCGGCAAGCTATGCCGATGTGTCCGAGGCGCTGGACTCGCTTCTCACCGAGAGCCACGAGTTCCGCACCGTAGTGATCGACAGCGTCGATTGGCTGGAACCGCTCATCTGGGCGGAAGCCTGCAAGCGCAATAACTGGTCGTCGATCGAGTATCCCGGCTTCGGCAAGGGATATGCGGAAGCGCTCAACATCTGGCGCGAGTATCTCGACAAGCTGAATGCGCTCAGGGACGAGAAGGGCATGGCGGTCCTGCAGATCGCCCATACCGACATCAAGCGCTTCGACAGTCCCGAGCACGAGCCCTACGACCGCTACGTGATCAAGCTCCAGTCGCGGGCCGCAGCACTGCTGCAGGAGCATTCCGACATCGTGCTCTTCGCCAACTACCAGATCTCGATCGCCAAGTCGGAAGTGGGCTTCAACAAGAAGGTCACCCGTGCACTCGGTTCGGGAAAGCGCGTCATGCACACCGAAGAGCGTCCAGCCTATCTCGCCAAGAACCGCTACGAGCTCCCCGAAACCTTGCCCCTCGACTGGGCGAAGTTCGTGGAAGCCATGCCCCAACCCAAGTGACCCCCGAACCGAAAGGATATTCCCATGGCACGTCTTGATATTTCCTTCGATGCGACCGGCATCGAACCCACCGCCGGATACGAGGTACTTCCCGCCGGCAAATACGAGGTGCAGATCGTCGAAAGCGAGATGCGCGTGACCAGCAACGGCATGGGCCAGTTCCTCTGGCTCATGATGGATATCCTCGAGGGACCACACAAGGGCCGCAAGGTGTTCGACCAGCTGAACCTGGTGAACCAGAACCCCACGACGGTCGAGATCGCGCAGCGCGCGCTCTCCGCCATCTGTCACGCCACCGGCAAGCTGCAGGTCGCTGACAGCGCGGATCTGCACCTGATACCGATCACGATCCAGGTGACGGTGAAGCCGCCCAAGAACGGCTACGGCGAGCGCAATGCCATCCGCTACCTCGTCCCGGCACCGGGATCCGTTCCGGCGCGGACCGCGGCTCCCCAGGCAAGCTCTGATGCCTCGGCTGCCGCGCCAGTGCGCAACACATCCGCTCCCTGGAACAAGAAGGCCTGATCCCACGCTGCCGCGGCCCCGAGGCTGCGGCGGCTCCACTCACATCCTGAGGACCTGATCCATGACCTCCCCGACCGACGCGGTCCCCTTGACCGCGAACACCCCCGGCTTGCCCGACGTCCCGAGACGCCTGATCGAGATCGACGACGCGATTGCAAGGATCCGCACCCAGATCGCGACCGCCGACCTCGCGCGCCAGAGGCACGCCAAGCCCATCGATCCCGACTGGTTCCACAAGGCGCGTACCGCACTCCGTCATCTTGCCCGCGAGCGCTCCGAGCTCCTGCTCAGTGGCGGCCGCCGTCCTGGCCGCGAGAAGCTCAAGGACTGCATCATCGGTATCCTGCGCGAACGCCACGACCGCGAAGCCTGGGATGCCATCCTCGCCGAGGCGAGGCTCCGCAGTGAAGAGGAGGGCGTGTGATGGTTGAGCTTCCTACCCCTCCGTCCCCGACACTTGACGCCATCTACAACGCTTATGAAGCCTCCCAGGGCGATGGCTTCCGCGATCACCTGGGCGCGTCCCTCATCGGCAAGACCTGTGCGCGCGCCCTCTGGTACGATTTCCGGTGGGTGACGCCGTCCTGGCATTCCGGACGTCTGCTCCGTCTCTTCGAAACCGGGCAGATGGAAGAGGCGCGGCTCGTGCGCAATCTCCGTGCCACCGGGGCGACCGTGCTCGAGGTCGATCCCGAGACCGGCCGCCAGTTCCGCGTCGACGCCCACGGCGGGCATTTCGGGGGATCCCTCGACGGCGTGGCGCTCGGGCTCCTCGAGGCGCCGAAGACCTGGCATGTGCTGGAGTTCAAGACCCATTCGAAGAAGAGCTTCGCCGATCTCGTGGCGAAGGGTGTGGCACAGTCCAAGCCTCAGCATGCCGCCCAGATGCAGGTCTACATGTACCTGACGGGCATTACCCGGGCGCTCTACGTGGCGGTCTGCAAGGACACCGACCAGTTGCACCTCGAGCGGATCGAGGCGGACCGGGCGTTCGCCGAGCGCCTGCTCGACAAGGCCGGGCGGATCATCTTCGCCCAGCACCCACCGGAGCGGCTGAGCGAAGATCCCGCCTGGTTCGAATGCCGGTTGTGCGCGCACCAAGAGGCCTGCCATGGCGGTGGAGACGCTGCCGTCACCTGCCGCTCCTGCCTCCATGCGACGCCCGTGGAGGGCGCCTGGCACTGTGCCCGCCATGACCGGAGGCTCGATGCGCGGGAACAGCGCAGCGCCTGCGCGAGGCACCTGTTCATTCCCGATCTTGTCCCCGGCACTATCACAGAGGCGGGCGAGGACTTCGTCACCTACCGCATGAAGGATGGCAGCAGCTGGGTGAATGACGCCCGGGACGCGGAGGTGGCCTCATGCTGACGCTCCGTCCCTATCAGAACCAGGCCATCGCGGCGATCTACCGTTACTTCGAAAGTAACAAGGGCAATCCGCTGATCGTCATTCCGACCGCCGGAGGAAAGAGCCTTGTCATGGCCGCCTTCATCGAGGGCGTTCTTCGCGCTTGGCCGGACCAGCGGATCCTGATCGTCACCCATGTCCGGGAGCTGATCGCCCAGAACCATGCGGAGATGCTGGGCCTCTGGCCCGAGGCGCCGGCGGGTGTCTACTCCGCTGGTCTTGGCAGGCGCGAGGCGGATGCCCGCATTCTCTTCGCCGGCATCCAGTCGGTCCACCGCAAGGCGGCCGAGATCGGTCACTGCGATCTGGTGCTGATCGACGAGGCCCATCTGATGCCGGTTTCGTCGGCCACCATATACCGCCGATTCCTCGACGGGCTATCGGAGATCAACCCGAAGCTCAAGGTGATCGGCTTCACGGCAACCCCATATCGTCTCGACAGCGGCATGTTGCACGAGGGCGAGGCGGCGCTCTTCACCGACATCGCCTACGAGGTTCCGGTCCGCGACCTGATCGACCAGGGCTATCTCTGCCCGCTGGTCAGCAAGCAGCCGAAGACGGCGCTCGATGTCCGTGGTGTTGGAAGCCGCGGGGGCGAGTTCATCGCCAGTGAACTGCAGGCGGCTGTCGACAAGGAGGTTGTCACACGTGCTGCGGTCTCTGAGATCATCGCTTATGGCGAGGATCGCAGATCCTGGCTCGCCTTCTGTGCCGGCGTCGAGCACGCGCAACATGTGGCGGCCGAGTTCCGGAGCCGGGGCATCAGCTGCGCCAGAATCTTCGGCGACACGCCAAAGGAGGAACGCGACCGGATCATCGCGGCATTCAAGCGGGGCGAGATCCGCGCGCTTGCCTCGATGGGCGTGCTGACCACCGGCTTCAATGCGCCGGGTGTCGATCTCATTGCGATGCTGCGCCCTACCAAGTCCGCCGGTCTCTATGTCCAGATGGCGGGCCGGGGCACGCGTCTCGCACAGGACAAGGAAAATTGCCTCGTTCTCGACTTCGCCGGCAATGTCAGCCGCCACGGTCCCATCGACCTCGTGCGGCCGAAGAAGCCGGGAGAAGGGGGAGACGGGACGGCGCCAACAAGGGTCTGTCCGGAATGCGAGAGCATCGTTGCAGCGTCCGCTACCGAATGCCCGGACTGCGGGTTCGTGTTTCCGCCGCCGCCCGTGACGATTGCCCCCACCGCCTCGACGCTGGCCATCCTGTCGGATCGCCGCGACCGCTGGCTGGAGGTGACCTCCGTCACCTACCGGCGGCACGAGAAGGAGGGGAGCCCGCCGTCGGTCAGGGTCGAGTATCACTGCGGTCTCGTCACCCACAGGGAGTGGGTCTGCTTTGAGCACCAGGGCTATGCCCGCCTCAAGGCAGAAGGCTGGTGGCAGCGCCGTTGCCCGTCCTTCGTGCCAACCCCGCGGACTGTCGAGGAGGCTCTGAACCGGGCTGACGCACTGCTGCGCCCCAGCCACATCCTCGTGCGGTCCAAGGGCCGCTACACCGAAGTTGCTCAATACAGGTTTGACAGATGCACGCAGCCGACAACGGCCTCTGCGCGGTCTGCCGTCGCGAGGCCCGCCACCACGGCTGGTTCGACCCGGCCTACCCAGCCGCCCATCCCCGGCGCGAGGCCAGCCGCAGGAGGCTCTGCAGCCGACTCTGCCAGGACATCTGCCACGGGAGGCGAGGCATGATCGACCCGACCCCCAACGAGAAGGCGGCTCTCGCGAATGCCGCGCAAATGGGTGGCGAGTATCTCGACAGCCTTGGCAGAACCGATCTCGCCACCCTGTCGACCGATCAGTGGGAGTGCTTCATCGAAGCAGTGGTCACCGGCTTCTGCGACCACCTGCGCGAACTGGCCGCCCGCGATCGCACCCGTCTCGACGCCATGACCGCGGAGGTACCGTTCTGATGACTGCCCAGTCCTACATGAAGCGCTTCGGCGCCAGGCTCGTCGCCAACGGCTACGCGATCCTGCCGATCCAGCCCGGCACCAAGAAGCCCGGCCGATATGCCAGGTCCAAGTGGCATGACTACGGCGAGTGGAACAGGCACGCGACCCGCGCCACGACAGACGTTGAGGTCGAGACCTGGTCGAAATGGCCTGACTGCGGTGTCGGCATCGTAGGTGGTGCGGTCGCGGCTCTCGACATCGACATCCGGGATGATGCCGAGCTTGCCCTCAGGATCGAAAACCTCGCTCGCGAGAGGCTCGGCGATACACCTGCGCTACGGATCGGCAAGGCGCCCAAGCGCATGCTGGTCTACAGGACGGTATCATCCTTCAAGGGCATCAAACGCCATCCCCTCGAGGTGCTCTGCCTCGGCCAGCAGTTCCTGGCCTACGCCGATCATCCGGAAACGGGGGCACCCTACGCCTGGCCTGAGGAAGGGCTGGCAGACATTGACATCGCGAGCCTGCCGGGGATCACCGCGGAGCAGGCTGCTGCATTCCTCGAGGAGGCTGCGACTCTGCTGCCCGAAGCGCTGCGCCAGAAGAGCCTTGGCATCGGGGGCAAAGGGGAGGCCATGGTGCCCTCGCATGGGCAGAGGGGGACGCTGCCAGCCATCCGCGCTGCGCTCGCCTGGCTTCCCAACGAGGAACTGGACTACGACAGCTGGGTGCGCATCGGCATGGCGCTGAAAGGCGCCATCGGGGAAGAGGGTGTTCTTCTCTTTGCCGGATGGTCAGCCCAGGCTGCGAAGGATGTCCCGGACACGACCGCCAAGGCGTGGGCGAGTTTCCGTCCGGACCGCATCGGCGCCGGCACCATCTATCGCCTCGCCATGGAGCGTGGCTGGCAGCCTGACGTGAGCCTGGTGCTCGATGGTGAACCCCGGGACGACGTTCATCCAGCCGCAGGTCTACTGGCGCGACTGGTGGAGGAAGAGCCGGCTGTCGCCTCGGCTTCGGCCTCACCCTTCGATCTGGTAATCCCTGACGGACTCGTGGGGGATCTCACGCGCTACATGATCGCGACTGCCCGCCGGCCGCAGCCGTTGCTGTCGCTCGGCGCCAGTCTCTGCGCCATCGGGGCGCTGATGGGCAGGCTCTACCGGACGGAGAGCAATCTCCGCTCCAATCTCTATGTGGTGGGTATCGCCGACAGCGGCTCCGGCAAGAACCACGCCCGGGAGATCGTCAACGAGGTGTTCTTCGAGGCGGGGCTCGCCAATCACTTAGGGGGAAACAAGATCGCCTCGGGTGCGGGGCTTCTGACGGCACTTCACCGCCAACCGGCCATTCTGTTCCAGATCGACGAGTTCGGCATGTTCCTCTCCGCAGCCGCGGACAGGAAGCGCAGCCCGCGTCACATCACCGAGATCCTCGACAACATGACGGAGCTATACACGGCCGCGGGCGGCATCTTCCTCGGAGCCGAGTACGCCAACCGTGACGGGATGAATGACCGGCGTGATATCGTGCAGCCCTGTCTCTGCGTCTACGGCACCACCACGCCTCTGCACTTCTGGGGAGCGCTTCAGGGGGCGAACGTCGCTGACGGCTCGCTTGCCCGCTTCCTCATCCTGCCCAGCGACGAGGATTACCCGAACGAGAACCTCAGCGCGGGGCTGCGGAATGCGCCGCCCATTCTACTCGACGGCCTGCAACTAATCGCTTCAGGAGGGGGCCGTCAGATTGGCAACCTTGCAGGCAAGATGTCGGGGAGCAGCAGCGCGGCCGATGCGACGGTCGTGCCCATGACGCCGGAGGCCAGGGCATGCTTTGCGTCGCTGAGTGCGGAAATGACCGAGGAACTCAGGGCCGCCGCGGGTACGCCATTCACCGCGATCCTCGCCCGCATCGGCGAAAACGCCATGAAGATTGCGCTGATCGTGGCGGTGGGCCGGGAGCCCGTGCAGCCTATCATCGGGCGGGAGGATGCCGAGTGGGCGATCGGCTTTGTGCGGTATTTTGCCAAGCGCACCATGGATGCGGTCGAGCGGCATGTCGCTGACAGTGAGACGGAGGCCCATCTGAAGCGAGTTCGCGAGATCATTCGCGCGGCTGGCAAGAATGGTCTCACGAAGTCGGAGATCACGAGGGCGTCGCAATGGCTCAAGGCGCGCGACCGCAACGACATTCTTGAGACGCTGGTCGAGAGTGGCGACATCAAGCCGGTGATGCGCGGCTCCGCGACGAAGCACGCCATGGCGTTCCTGCTGGTGAGGTAGGGAGATCCTTCAATGTCACTGAACCGCGTCTTGAAGCGTCGAACGAGGTTAAATGACGGAACCATAAGAGGAATTGCGGATCCTTCAAATCCTTCAATCTTTCAAGCGGACATCTCTCAATGTATCCATGTACGCGCGCGATATAGAGAGACATGTATCTATATAATAATTGAAGTATTGAAGGATTATACAAGGTACAACCATTCCAACACCTTAGGCCGGGAAATCTTTCAAATGAGCCCGCTGAAGGTTTTGAACGATTAGCTGAGCGGTTTACGCCGCTCCGCAGATGACCTGACCAGACCCCTTTCGGGTCCGGGCGATGCGCCTCCCTCACCGGACAGCGACGTCGCCCCGGCCGCCAACCCGAAGAGGAAGTCGTCATGACCCAATCCCCTGAAAACGTCGCGAGCATCCTCGCACTCGACTTGGGCAGCACCACCGGCTGGGCTGTTCGCAACGGCCGCTGCCGCATCCTCCATGGCACGGCCGAGTTCCGTCCCACCCGCTTCGAGGGTGGCGGCATGCGCTACCTGCGCTTTGGCAAGTGGCTGGACCAGGCCCTGGAGGTCACCGGCGGCATCGATGCCGTCTACTTCGAAGAAGTGCGTCGGCACATCGGCACGGATGCCGCTCACACCTACGGCGGCTTCCTGGCGGCGTTGACCAGCTGGTGCGAAGCGAAGGGCATCGCCTACCAAGGAGTGTCCGTCGGGACCATCAAGCGCTTCGCCACCGGCAAGGGCAATGCCGACAAGCAGGCGATGATCGCTGCCGTGCGCGAGCGCGGCTTTGAATCGGCAGATGACAACGAGGCGGACGCCATCGCCATCCTGCTCTGGGCGCTCGAGACGAAGGGTGGTGTCGCATGACGAGCCCCGCCGAGAAGTTCCTGAAGCACGTTGCCAACGTCATCGCAGAGCGCAGCACTCAGTACGGCGATGCCGGAGGCAGTATGGCGTCCATCGCATCGAGGTGGTCAGCCACGCTCGGCAAGGAGATCACCACGGCACAGGTGGTTCTCTGCCTCCTCGACCTGAAGCTGGCACGGCTGGCTCACGACCCCACCCACGAAGACTCGGCAGTCGACGTCTGCGGCTACGCCGCCCTGCTGCGCGAGATCACCGAAACCTCTAAGACGGAAGGACGCTGAACATGGCAGCTGGACGCAAGCGCAAGCCCGGCAAGCGCTATCCCTGTGGGAAGCTCACGAAGCAGCAGCTGGAGATGGACGCCATGAGTACCGTGATCGATGCCCGGCGCCGGCATTTCGGTGTCACCGCGAAACAGGCGAAGGACGAGAGGCTTGGTACAGCGCTCGGCCGTCTCGCCTTCCGGGAGATGATCAGCGAGACGCAATACCAGGCCGGTGTGGCGTTCGCCCAGCTTTACCGTGACCACCACGCGATGATTGGCTTGCCCTCACCCAGCCCGCGTTCTGTGGCAGGACTGCTGATCAACGAGGGGATCTTCGGTGCGAGCCCCAGTGAGCCGGTGCTGGAAGTCATCGAGAAGGCCAAGCGGCGCTTCGCCGATGCCACCAGTGCACTCGATGCCTGCGATCGTGAGCAGCGGATGTCGCGTGATCGCCGGCCGACGCTGCTTGTGTACCGTGTGATCTGCACCGATCAGGATGCGATGCATTGGGTAGAAGAGGACATTGGGAACCTGCGCGTGGCATTGAATGCGCTGGTGAGGGTGTTCCGGCTGTGATGCTCAAGCTCGGGAGATTGGAACATTCCTGTTCCAGTCAATTCCGGGTGGTCTTCCGATGATCGCTGAGCTTGACTGCGTCCTCCCCTTAGCGCAGCCGGTATCGAAACTCACAAGTGAACGCCCTACTATGGGGACTATCCTCGACAG